CACAAATTCAAGTCCACCATGACCGCCCGCATTCATTTCTTCCACTGTAACCGGACAACCATATTCTTTATTTTTTCGAATCGCACGAGCCAATAAGATGAAGTCCGTTGTTTCTACGAAAGCTTCCTCAAGTGCAGCAGAAGGGATGAAAACGCTATGTTCCGATTTCACCGCTCCTAATGTTTCACGCTTGCTATAACCAATGACTGCATCTCGTAAATACTCAATCAAATTACGAGGCGTTTCGTTCTTTTTAATGTCATCTGATAAGATAATCTCTTTCGGTTCCATGTTTACCTCCTACGCATTGTTAACAACTAATTGGATTTTTGCATCTTCCGTTTTACCTTGTTTCTTTTCCTCTTGGTCATCCGGGAAGTTATTTTCACACCATTCTTTGTAGTTCTCTTTCTTAACAAACGCAATGATGAACGCAATCTCTGAACCTTCTAATCCAGTATTGATAGATGACACACCTGTAGGTGGGTTTCCTGTACCGTCGTCTGTAATAACCATTACATCTGCGCCTAAATCCACTACATGACCTGCTCGTACATGCTCCGCAAATAAGTCACGTAAAACTTTCATGTTAGCTCCGTAGTCGATACCTTTGCGGAATACTTCTTTATGTAATTCTGGGTCATCATGCCAATTACTTACAATTTGCATAAAGTGTGCTTCTCTTGATTCGTCCTGTGCCGGGTAATACGTGAACTGATAATCGTTAAATCGGTTCTTAGCTAACTTCGTTAGCGACGCGATAATCTCTGCGTAGTCTGTAATAGATGCCTTTCGTGATACTAAATCTGTTAAACTTAATTTATTTGTTGATGTTTTTACTTCTGTCATTTTATTATCTCTCCTTAAATTGTCTTTTATTTCGCTTAAAGCGTTTAGCGCACCTTTTATAGATGCGGCGTAATCAGTATCTTCTCTATGCTCTTTCACGGATTTTTTAAAACCGAAAAATACAACTAGAGTATAGATGAACAATGCTACTATAATAGCTTTCACGAGTAGTATGTTGTATTCAACGGGCGGGTACAACTCAACTTGTCCCTTTGAATGCACTCGACAGTTTATCGTAAATCAGCATAGCGACACCGATAGGTATGCAAATTATTAATAAAATTGCTGTGATACCCATTACGAATAAAGAAATCGTGATTGCTAGTATTATTAATGAAGCTGTAAATATAATCTCTACTATCCATGTTAACACTTGGTATAGAAATAGAACTGCTAGGTCAAGTATGAACATTTACTCACCTCTATGTATTCTTCATTATTTCCACTTGTCATATTTAACCACCCTTATTTTTATTATAACATATTATAGAGCTAGAGATAGTTGCCCTTCCTCTTCTTCTAATGTAACAGGTTCTATCTCTTCGCTTATTTCTTCTTTAATAGGTTCTTCATGTAAAGTGCCATCTGCATTAATCCATCTACCACCAGATTCATATGTACGTGTTTCGATAATTTCATAGTCTTGAAAAATGCCACGCTTGTCCATTTCTACCGGAATCTTATTCATCGCCTCCTTTACATCCTTACCAGCATTTGTAAATAAATGCACTTTACCATTCTCTGTTTTTACATCAAATTGAAATAACATCGTTATCTCCTCCTTATGAATCTATCTTATCATCATAGTTTTCTAAAAGTCAACAAGTTTTTTACATAAAAAAAGAAGCCCCGAAGGACTTCCTAGTTATGTATTATTTAAATGTACCCCAGTAATTCTGACGTTTTCCGCCTTTAGACTCACCAGTAGCTAAGTATCCGTAACCATTGCTACGTGGTTGACGAATCCAAACATAACCGTCGTACTCGATACCGTAACCATTGTAGTTAACTACAGAACCAGCCGGAAGTGTAGCGATTACTCCTGCACTTGTGAATGGAGCTGTACGTAACTTGATTGAAGTATTTGTTGTGAAAGTACCAGTCTCTTTTGTGAACCAACTAGAATCATAGTCGCCTCCTGTAGAGCCGCCGCCTGTACTTCCGCCACCAGAGCCTCCAGAACCTCCGCCGTTATCTACTGCACCACCATTGTCCGCAGGTGGTTTTTGTCCGCCTACTACATCGTATAACTCGAAGTGAGGGTAATCTTTGAATGAAACCCAGTCTCCGCCCCATTTGAAGCCTTGACCTTTCATTGCTGCAATAACCTTACGGAAATTACCTTCAACTGTCCAGATTACGTCAGAGCCATCTTGTGTGTACAAGCATAAGTCTACCGCTACTCCGTAGTTGTGGTTCGATTGTCCGCCTCGTGCGTTTGTTACGATGTTACCCGGTTTAGTACGACCTTGTGCGTATAAAGCATCCTGTTCAGCAAATGAACGGAAACCTTGCGCTACGCAGATATAGATACCTTGTGCATGCATTTGTGTAATAACAGCGCGGGTACGGTCTGCTACGTCTTTACGCATACCTGAGATATTTAACTTACGGTTCGCCTTGTCGATTAAAGTTTGTAATGCCATTGCCATTCTACTTCCACTCCTTATTTTTTATTTACTACTCTACTAATATAAAAGACAGGGATAGTTACTCCCTATCTCTATTATACCATACTTAGACTACCGCAGCTCCCGTCGCGTCCACCCATCCGTTGTTATCCTTGTTACGCCAGATAGGTTTATTCAACGTAGTATCGAAGAACGGTTGTCCTACGTATGTACCTGTTGTTGGACGTGCAGCTCCAGATGTGATTAAAGGTATCGTCACTTTTCCGGTAGCGTCCGGGTTATTACCATTTACAGACTGAACAAGACCAGTTACCTTTCCGTTTGCATCTGGGGTTAAGCTACTATTAATAGTTTTTACAAACCCCGTCGTACTAGGAATTGTAATCGTTACGTTTCCGTCTGTACCCGGCTTTGTACCATTAACACTCTTGACCATTGCTTTTATGTCTTCCTTCGTTGCGAAGTCTCCGGTAGGCGCACCATCTACTTGCACGTTACCTTTGTCGTCCGGAGCTTTACCATTTACTGTTTTAACAGCACTTAGTAAGTCCATCTCCATTTCTCTTATTTTCTTTTCCGGGGAGCCATCATACATATTATCTCTAAGCATTTTCTAGTCCCTTCCTTTCCTTTTATCTACTGTACTAATATAACAGTAGTCTGGAAAATTCTAGTAACCTTTATTGAAAATGTCTGTAGATTGAGGTCGCATAATGTCTACCGTTGTGTATGCAAAAGCGTTTTCTTGCTCTTTTGTTATGTACGGTTCCAGTACGTGTTCCATACCAACCATAGAGTATACAGAAGACTGAGCAAAATGGTCGTCACCTTTGTCCATAATAATCTGATAAATTGCTTTTGTTTTCTCATCTTCTTCATCTCGAATTACCACGTTTTTCCAATGTTCAAGATATAAAGCTAGTTCTCTGTCCATTGTGTTATAGAATCCTAGACGACCCATCTTCATATCAGAAATATGTTTTTTATTTTGTGTTAGTTTATCGACTGTAACCATGTTACGTTGCTCTGACCATACCGGGTTAATTTGCCCAGTAGAACGAGGGTTCGGGTTAACTTTAACACCGTAAGCTACACCAGCACCGAAATGTTGGATTAACTTGTCCACGTAGTTACCAGAGTCACCGATATCGGCACAGATAATATCGGGTTGGTAAGGGATTAACTCAACTATGATTCTCTCTAAATCCGCCTCGATGTTTGCTACACCTCTAGCTCGTTCAACAGAGAACATACGAAGCATGTCGATACGTCCGTCATCTTTAAATCCACGAACTGTAACCCAGTGACGATTACCCCAGTCAATACCTACAGAAATGAATCGGTAGTCTCCTCTATTCATTAGTGGAGCTGAGTAGTAATCGCGCATGTTATTTGTAATATCTCTATCTTGAACAGCTAATGCAACGTCCTGATACGGATAACCTAAAACGTAGTTGTAAAAATGCTGTTTAGATTTCGCTTCTAATTCCTTACGTTTTAAAGCATCAGCACTAAACCATACCGCATTTAACTGTGTGATTAAGTATCCACGCGTACCTTGATTATTAATACTTCTATCCGGGAACTCTGCTACCCATTCTCCGTTGTACCATCTGTCTAACGTCTTACCACATTTCTGACAAACGAATCGGTATGTACCATCTCGAACTGTTTGAGCAAGAACATCTACACCGCTCTCATCCATACATTCAATGTTTTTATCGTAATCTAGTTGTTGACGCATGCCGCAATGTTCACACTTATGCATGTACACGCGTTTATCAGAACGGTCATACAAGTCATGGATACCAAAGTTAGGTACCGTAGGTGTTGACCATCTACGTAAAATACCATATTGAGATGAAGACATAGACTCCATCGCAGAGATTTCCGCCGAGCTATTTACACGGTCATACTCATCCAGTGATAGATAATCGATATCGACACCCTCTA